GCAGTCGCAGCAACGGCTCACGCAACTCGCGCAGACCATGGGCCAGGTGCGCCAGCAGCAGACGAGCAGCCAGCAAGCGACGCAGCAACACGTCCAGGCACTCCAGCAACTGACGCAAGCGGTCCAGCAGCAAGCCCAGGCCGTTCAACAGCAGAGCCAGGTGTCATCGCAAGCAGGACAAGCGACACGTCAGCAGGCGCAAGCCCTCCAGCAGCTCACGCAAGCCGTCCAGCAACAGGCCCAGGCCGTTCGCCAACAAGCCCAAGCTTTCCAGCAGCAAGCGCAAGCCTTTACGCAGGCCCAACAGGCGACCCAGCAACTGACGCAGCGCCAGGCCCAACTTGCCAGTCAGGTGCAGCAGACCACTACGGCCGCGCAGGCTTCTGGGAGTGCCTTGCAGACGGCCCTCAGTGTGGCCGGCGGCATCGGCATTGCCACGAGTTTGGGCGCGATCGTCAGCCAACTCAAAGAATTTGCCGTCAGTGCGATCGATGTCGCCACTCGCATGCAATCCCTGCGTGCCTCGCTTGCCGCCTTGGGTGGAGGCATTGGTGCGGGGCAACAACAATTTGCCCAACTCTTTCAAACGGCACAGGCCCTCGGCGTCGCCTTTGAACCACTCGCCCGCGGCTGGCGGCAACTGACGGCCGCCGCCACCCAGGCCAATTTGCCCCTGGAAGATCAACGGCGGTTACTGACTGCCGTCTCGAACGAAGCGCGGCGCGTCGGCGCGAGCAATGACGAACTGGGCCGGATCATTACGGCGCTCGCTCAGACGGCCAGTAAGGGCGTCGTGTCGATGGAAGAGCTCCGCCAGCAACTCGGCGAAGCGCTGCCTACGGCTCTGGCAGCCCTGGCCCGAGGCATGGGCTATACGACGGAACAGGTGACCAAGCTGGTGGAAACGGGCACCCTGCGCTTTGTGCCCTTTGCCCTGGCCTTTACGCGCGGCTTAGAAGACATGCAGGCGGCGAGTGGCAAGATGGCCGATGGGGCGCAGCAAGCGTTTAATCGGCTCGGGAACGCACTCATTGCCTTTAAAGATGCTCTGGGGGCCAATGTCCTGCCCGAACTTGAACGCCTCGCCAAGATTGCTACCGGCATTCTCGATACGGCGACGGCGCTCCTTGCGCTGGCGGGCGGGCGCCGTGACACCCGCCTCGCTCCCAATATGGCACAAGAAATTGCCGGCACGCCGGATCAAGAGCGTGAGGTGCAACGCCTGCGCGGCGTGATTGCGCGGTTAGAGCAGCAAGCGGCCACGGCGGTCCCCGGACCACTGCGTGAGCAGCGCGAGGGGATGGTTCAGCGGGCCAAGGAAGAGCTCGACACCCTCCTCGAAGTGATCCAAGGGACAAAGAACGAGACTGCTGAACAACAAAAACTCACCGAAGAGGCGAACCGGACTAAATCTGCCCGCGAGCAGGAGGCGGCGTTCCTTCAGACGATTACGCGGCAACTGGAAGAGGTTCGGAAGAAAGAGGCCGACCTTGCCGAATCTTCCCGAAAAGCCCCCAATGTCTTTGGGAGTCCGACTGGCACGCCGGAACAACAGGCCGAGTTTGCCAAGCGCCGTCAACAGTTGCTCGAACAGGAAACTGAGAAACTCACAGCGACGCTCAACCTCCGGCCCGCCAATGTCACACTGACCCCAGCTATTCAGGAACAACTAAAAAATCTGGGGCTCCTCGATCAGGCCTACGCCAAGGCCGCGCAGACGGTGGATCGCCTCAAGGAGGCGGAGCAAGCGCGTGCCCGTGCGGCGCGTGAACTGGAAGCGCAGCGGGAGCGCGTGCCCGCTCAGGTCAGTGCGCTGCAAGCCTTTGAAGAACGCCTCGGGGCCTTTGTGCGCCGGCCCACGGAGAACCTGGCGGAAGAGGCCGCCAGTCGGGTACGTGTGGCGGGCGCCGCCATGCAAAAGGAACTCGATACCCAGATTCGCACCTTTGAAACTTCGAAGCCCCTGCAGGCGGCAGACCCTGCCGCCTTAGCGCGGTTGCGCGGTCAGCGCGACGCCCTTACCCAGGCGACCGATGTCCAAGCGCAGGAAGCCTATACCACCGCCCTGGCCAAGCAGATGAGTACGCTTAACGATCTCGCCCGCTCGTATGGCTTTGTGACCAAGGAAGCCAGTGATCTCGCCCGTGCCGAAGAAGAAGCCGCTCGGTTTGCCGGGACGCCCCTCCAGGCACAGGCGGAGGAGCGGCTCCAGGTAGTTCGCGATGTGGCGACGATCGAAGCCCAGATCGTGGATTTAAAGCGGCAGGCCGCTGCCAGTGAACGGGCAGGACTGGAGGCCATGAAAGAGGCCAGAGCCAGTACGGCCTTTGACGTGACGCTGACCGAGCAACTGGAGCGGTTGCGTGCACCCCGTGAGGAACGCCCGGAACTGCGCTTGCGCGAACAAGCGCGGCGGCAAGGCGTAGAGGTGACCCCCGAGCGCGAAGCGCGCCTCCAAGCCATTACCGCGCAAGTGCGCTTTAACGAGATCATGCAAGCCACCGAGCGCATTGGCGATGCTGCCGCACAGACGCTCACCCAGGGCCTCCAAAGCATTATTGATGGCACACAACGCGTGAGCGATGCCTTCCGGCTCATGGCCAAGAGTATTCTCGATTCAGTCGCCCAGATTGCCCTCAACGAGGGCTTTCGCACGCTGATTCGGCTCGGCATTACGGCGATTGGCGCGGTCTTTGCCCCAGGGGTGACCGGCGGGGTCACGGGGGGGGCGACGACCGGGTCCATTGCGGCCGGTGTCGGGGGCAATTGGAGCGGCAGCGGATTGCAACACGGGGGCATCATTAATAAGCCCACGATGATCCTTGCGGGTGAAAATCCAGCGATGAATCCTGAATACGTCTTGAATCGGCCCCAGATGCAAGCGCTGATGAGTGGCACGATGCAGGCCGGTCCAACGGCCGGCGGCCAAGCTGCAGGCGTCACGGTCATTAACGTGCCCAACAGAGCTGTGGCCGAACAAGAGGCGGCGCGGGAACGTGCCCTCGGAAGATCTGTCATTATCAACGAAGTTCTGAATGAAATAAGTCAAGGATCAGGTTCGCGCATTGCGCGGACGTTACAGGCCCTGCGCTAACGTCGAGGATGAGGATGGCTGTCTATCCGATTGATCCCATACCGTCAAGCATATCGGTTGCCGCCGTGCAAGACCCGATGCACGAGTTTGAGTCAGACCAAGGCTATTCGATACGACGTCCTAAGCACAGTCGGTCCTTGCGCCAGTATCAGTTGGAATACCTAGGACTCACGACGCCGCAGATGCGCGTCCTGCGGGACTTCCTCCTCCAGCAGCGTCTGGGTGTACTGTCCTTTGAGTGGCTGCACCGCACGGGCGGGGACCGCGTCAACTACTCGAACACGACGCCCGTGGTCTGTACGCTCCAGCACAGCTACGTGACCAATCAGTGGCTCTGGTTGAACAGTGCGACGCATGCCGGGCTCAACGGGTTCTGGACGCTGACGCGCTTCGATTCCACGAGCTTTGCGCTCAATGGCTCAGCAGCTCAGGGCGGGACGGGGAGTGCCATCGCGGTGCCCTATCTCCCCAATGCCACGGCGCGCTTTGCCCAGGATGTGATGGAGCCCGCGGTCAAGCTCATTGGTCCCGAGGCGGCGGATGTCTTCACGCAAGGGCGCGGGCGTTTTAATCTCGTTGTGCTCATACAGGAACAATACTAAATGCCCCGTATTCTCTCTGCGGCGCTGGTGCGGGAAAAGAACCAACTCCAATCAGACCACGTCATTACATGGCTCTTCGAGCTATTAATACCAGGGGCACCGGTCCCGTATCGCTTGGTTAATTATGACCAGGATATTCAGTTTCATGGCATCTGGTACAACCGCTATAGCGTTGACGTTGACGCTCTGGAAGACGCCACGAGTCAATCTTTAGTGCGGCTGCGGGCCACAGTGGGCAATGTGGATCAGGCCTTTATCTCGTTGTTGGAGCATTACTGGGGGCCGGATAGCCGCTGGGAGGTGACTATCTGGCCGATTGATACACAGCAGCCCGACGCGACGCCCTTTGGCACGGGCGAAGTCTTCCAGGTGGTGCAGGTGACGACGGATTTTCTCAGCGCCGTCGTGGATGTGCAAGCCGAGGGGATTACGCTCACGGCCACGATCCCGAAGCGACGGTTCACACAGTCCGGAGGTTTTCCTAATATTCCTAGAAGACTTAGCTAGAAAAGTTTTATTATGAATAGCATTGTCGTTCCTGACATCTTCCCACTTGTGGATGCGATCCTCGGGCGCAGTTATGACGACTATAACTGTTGGAACCTCCTGCGGGATCTGTATGGCAAAGGCTGGGGCATTGATCTGGACGCCGATCCAGCAGCGGCGGCGGCGCAGGTCCAAGAGATTTGGTTTCAAGGGGATGCCCGTGATCCCCTCATGTTGGTACAAGTGTGGGATATTTTGATCTTCCGTCCCCATGGCATGGCGAGTAGTCATGTCGGTGTCGTGTGTGATGGCCGACAGTTTGTTCATACCAGAAAGAACCTTGGCACATGTATGGAGTTGACGAAGCGTTGGGCACCCCGCCTGATGCAAATTGCGCGGTTGCGGCGGCTCCTGTAGGCACCGTCACCTGCGTGCTGATCCTGTCGCCCCTGCGGGCGGCGGACGGCCAATTGCGCGTGCAGCGAGAGGTCTTCCCCGCGGGCGATCCGCTCGACGCCTATCTGCCCGAGGGGGAAACCTTCCACCACGTCACGGTCAACGGCGCGACGATCCTCCCGGAGCACTACGCCCGGTATGTGCCGCACGTCGGGGATGAGATCTGGCTCTGGCCGGCGTGGGGCGGCCCGGAATTCTGGATTCCGGCCGTGGCCAGTCTGATTATCGGCCTCGCAGTTTCGGCGGCGTCCCATTTTCTCTTTCGCCCCAAGCCCCTCCTGCTCCCCCAGCAAAACCAGATGAGCGGGGAAGCCGAGCGTACTTTTAGCTTTGAGGGCATTCGTACCGCCGTGGGACCGGGCGCCGTCGTCCCGGTCGTGTATGGTCGCCACCGGATTGGTGGGCAACTGCTCCTCGCCACCGTCGATCAGGCCTCCGTGGTCATCGACGATGGCACGACGGCCCACACGGCTACCATTAGCAACGTGACGCACGGGGAGCCTTCCGATATTGTCTATGTGACCGCTCTCAATCACGGCTTTGTCACTGGCCAGATTGTGTTGATCCAGGGGGTCCAAGGCAAAACCGAGGTGAATACCACCTGGGCGATTCACGTGGCCGATGCCGACACCTTTCTCCTCGATAGCTCGTGGGCCGTGGGCATCACGCATCCCTACCAGGGCGGTGGCACGGCCATGCTCTACAATCAAGGCTCGCGCAACTACCAGGCCATCACCAATCCGCCCACGTTGACCTTGATGATTGGGCTCTGTGAAGGTCCAATTGACGCCATCTTGACCGATACGATCCAGATTAATGGGCAACCCTTGGCGAACTTCCCCGGCGTGCAGGTCTATACGGGCCTCGGCACGCCGAGCCAGCCGGCCTTTGCGGAGTTTGGGGGCGCACGCAACACGTTTGCGGATGGCCGCGACATCGGGGAGAGCCCCCTCACTTATACCTCCAACGCTGCCCTGCATGCGTTCGTGCTCAACCTGGCCTGGCCCGAGGGCCTCTACTTTCTCAACGACAAGGGCGAAAAGCACAGCAATAATGCCGTGCTCCAGTATCGCTATGCCCCGCGCGGCACGGCCAGTTGGTCCGCGTGGACGCCCTTTCAGGTGAATGCCGACCGCACGGCGGCGGTGCGTCTGGGGATCCGCCGCGAAGGGCTCACGTATCAGCCCTACGATATTCAAGTACAGTTCTTACGGGCAGGGAATACGGACGAACTCCGGGCGCGGTATAAGAGTGCGCTTGAGAGCGTGACCGAATACGTCCCTGACACCTATGCCTATCCCTATACGGCCTGGCTGGGCTTGCGGGCACTCGCCACCGATGCCTTGCGCGGGGCCTTGCCCAATATCACGGTTGAGGTGCGGGGGCGTCAGGTCCGTGTGGGCTCCCTCGCCGTCCCGGAAACGTGGTCGGACAATCCTGCCTGGTGCGTCCTGGACGCCCTCACCAATCGGCGCTACGGGACGGGCGTGCCGGATAGCGAGGTAGACCTCACGGCCTTTGCCCTCTACGCTGCCTACTGTGACCAGCAAATGCAGGGTGAGCGGCGCCATACGCTCAACTACGTGCTCGACCGGGAAACCCGCGCGCAGCAATTTTTCTTGGAAACCATGGGCGGCTCGCGCGGCATTCTCCTCAAAACAGCGGGGTTGTGGACGCCGCGCCCGACGCGCGACGAAACACCGACGTGCCTCCTGTCCTGGACGTCCGTCAGTAATGTCCGCCTCACCTATATTCAGGACGTCGATGCCATTAACGTGGTGGAAGCGCGCTTTGCGAGTGAGGACCAGGACTTTGAGCAAGACGTCATTACCTGGCCCACCCTGGCCAACTGGCCGCCCGAGGTCCATAAGCACAGTTTTGATTTGCGCGGGGTGACCAAGCCGAGTCGGGTCATGCGCGCCCTTCAGTATGAACTCAATCGGCGGCGCTTTGAAAATGTGCTCCTAGAGATGGACTGTTCGCTCGAAGCGCTCCCGTTGCAGATGCATGATCTCTTTCGCTTTGCCCATCCCTTGCCGGGCTGGGGCACGTCGGGGCGCATCCAGCAGGGCTCCGATGCCGCGATTCTCCAGGTCGATGAAGATTGCCTCTTTGAGCAGGACCTCACGTATGTGGTGTATGTGCGTCACGAAGACGATACGCTCGAAGCCCGCGAGGTGCTCACCATTACCCTCGGCCCGACGCGTACGCTCTATCTGGCCGCCCAACTCAGTTTTTTCCCGGTCCCGCGCACCTCCACATTCATGTTTGGGACACTGGCAACCAATGCCAATACGCGCACGTTCCGCGTGACCAGTCTGCGGCGCAAAAATGATTTGACCGTGAGCCTCGAAGCACTGATTCACAATCCAAGTATCTATGATGAGGCCGTGGCGTCGCCGCTGGGGGTCATTACCACCTTGTTTAACCCAGAAGGCCCGCCGCCGCCGCTCCTGAGCCTTGTGGCGACGGAAGTGACGCGGATTCAGACGAGCGGCGCCAGTCTGCGCGTCATTAATCTCTCGTGGGACGTGGCGCCCTTGAGTAGTGGCTATGCGCTCTATGGCGGGGCGATGATTTTGCGCCGCGTGCTCCTGGCCACGGGACAAATGGGGCAGGTGGAGGCTGGGACGATTGGCGCTGGAGCCATTAGTGACCCCAATGATCCCAACTATAACTATACGCCGCTCACCCAGGTGCGGGGGCATGTGCTCGACTGGGATGACTATACGGCCATTAGTGGCTCCACGTATCAATACCGCGTCGTCCCGATCTCGCACCTGGGGGTCCCCAATAATATCGGCGCGCGGGAAGTGGTCATTCATATTGCCGGCCCCACGACGCCAGGCTACTTTCCCGCCACGCCGCGGAACCTCCGCCTCCAGGGGCAAGCCGTGGGTGTCAGTCTCTGGGAAGGACGAGATCTGCATGTCGAGTGGGATGCTGTCGCGGATTCCCCCCTGTTTAGCGAGACGTTCTTTGTGGCCTTCTATGTAGTGCAAGTCTGGGCGCCGGGGCAACTCTACTTGCTGCGTGCCTATAATGCGGCACTGGCACCCGCAGGCCAGAGCGTACAGTGGACGTATACCCATCAGCAAAACGAAGAAGACCAGATTCGCAGCGGCTACGCCGGGGCGCGGCGCGATCTCCAGGTGATGGTGTGGGCGGTCACCAATACGGGGCTCTTGTCGCTTGATCCCGCCGTTATTGTGGTGACCAATCCGCCGCCCGACATGAGTAACATTTTGCCGGAAGCCCAGGCGCTCTTTGAGGCCGTGCGGATTGATTGGAAGCAATGGATCCGCCCTCGGGACTTTGATCATTTCCTGGTGTTGCTCGATGCCGGGAACCCGCCCACCATTCCCAATCAGACGGTCGGCATTGATTTCCAGGTGCTGCTCATTCCTGATCTGCTCGCCGGCATTACCTATTATGTCCAGATTATTCCCTATGACTCGTTTGGCATTGGCATCCCGAGTGCCATTGCCTCCTTTACACCGGTGGCCCTCACGGCGGACAAACTGGACAATACGCCGCCAGCCGTGCCCACGGGCCTCCGCCTCACCACGGGGACGGATGCCAGTGCGGACGGGACCGTCATGACCTGGGTCATGGCCCATTGGGATCCCCAGGGTGAAGAGGATTTGAACGGCTTTCAACTGGTCTTTCGCGTGGCCTCGCCGAATGTCCCCACCGTGGTGCAGCCGGGACGGTTTGATAGTACCTACAAAATCTTTGTGCCGGGCAACGTGACGGTGTTTGCCAAGATTGCCGCGATTGATCGCCTGGCGAATTTGAG